GTGCGCCCATCTTTGGCGGTGACTGATACACCATAGTCTCTCGGATTTGCACCACCAAGCTATCCATCTCTTGCTGCGCCATCACACGCTTTAAGGCAGCCTCCATCAAATTTTGGTTGGGATCATAGATAGATTGGCTTTTCTCTTCTTCCTCCCTGATATGCGCGGCCAGTTGTTCCTGTAACTTAAAAAACTCGGTTAGGTTTTTGACAATGTCAATCTTGACCTGAGTCTCGTCAACTGCAACATAGGCTGACTTCTTTTTCGCCAAAGGCTTTGCTTTGGTGGCTGGCTTTGGCTTTGCACCAAAGAACGACAGCAATTGATTCCAAAAGCCGTGAACCTCTTTGCCAATTGCGATAACTTCATCAGCAGTGGCTTTGATCTCAACAAAAGATTCTTTGGCCTGCTTGTACAACTCGCAGCCAGCTTGGATGTTCTTGACCAATCCAGCCGCAAGAAGACAGATGCTGATCGGATCAATTTACAGCCCCAAAAACTTTATGACCATTTGAGAGGCAAAGCCTGGTCCTAGCAACACTGCCGCGATGACAATGTAGATTAGGTACTCAATCCGAGTCATGCGAGCTTTGCCAGACTCCAGCTTCTCTTCGATGTTCTTGTATCGTTGATCGCAAGATGCCTGGTGGGCGTAGAAGTCTGTTTCTAAACTCATGATGTGATGGTTTCAATCCATGTCAGTGTGGATTCATTCCAGTTGTACAGTTTTCCATCTGTGGGATATGCAACAGGAGCAGTCCATTGGCAAGTGCTTTCCACTAATGTCCAACTTGGATATGGCTGTGGAGGGATAAACGCATTACGTCCCTCGTCAAAGGTGTAGCCAATCCCAGCGTAGTTCTTCCGCATATTGCCGTTGTAACTGGTTTGCTTCCAATCTCCACCAAATAAACGCTCGCAAAATGCCGCACCGATATATTCTTTTTCTGTGCCATCAGCAGATGCTGTGTCAGCATTACCCACCACAATAACTTGCGTGACGATGCCGTTTTCAATCTTTGCAAAGTGTGCCATTAGTTTTTCCCCGAAAGTTTTTCAATTTGTTCAGTTGTCCAGATGGTTGGGATTGAGTTTTCAAACGCTTTTATTTTTTCCATCGTTTCGTCAATCTCTTTCCATGTTGGACATGGGCGGTCATCTTCCCATCTTGTAATGGTACGGTTGCTAACTTCCCATTTTGCGTTTGGGCGTAGCAATTGCATTGCTGTGTCAATTCCGTAGAGTTGATAGATTTTGGTCATATTAATTCAACTTCAAAATTACGATACCAGAACCACCTGCGCCGCCTGTGCCAGTGGCAGAGCCAGCCCCACCACCGCCACCACCTAAATTAGCAGTTGCGGCACTTGCACTTCCTGTTGTTGTTCCAGCGCCACCACCGCCAACGCCACCAGAGCCGCCAGGTCTAGTTCCAAAACTATGACCACCACCGCCACCGCCACCAGCGTAATTAGTTGATGTACCAGTAATACTTGATGCCGTACCAGCACCACCATTACCACCAGCATTTGAACCAGAATTTAAAGATTGACCAACAGCAGATGCACCACCACCACCACCGCCAAGTCCGTAATTTGAACCATCTGTATATCCTTGACCACCAGCAAAACCTTGGCCAGAAGTACCCGCTCCACCAGTGCCGTTGTTACCGCCGCCACCGCCAGAACCGCCAGTAGACCCTGTGGTTGTTCCAGTTGCTGCGCCACCGCCACCACCACCAGTAGAAGTTATGCTAGAAAAAACAGAATTGCTACCACTTGTGCCAACTGTATTTAATGAGTTTTGACCAGCCCCACCGCCGCCTACAGTAATGGTGTAAGAAGTTCCAGCCGTAACTGCAAATGATGTTGCTGTTTTAAATCCACCCGCGCCAGCAGCACCAAAACTTCCACCACCACCGCCAGCTACCACAAGGTAGTCAACAGAAGTGATGCCAGTAGGTGCTGTAAATCGTGAACTTGCAGTAAATGAAATGGATGTGCCTTTTTCAACTGTGTAAGAGATGATGACAATGCCAGAACCGCCAACACCACCAGCACCGCCACCGCCAGCACCGCCGCCGCCGCCGCCGCCACGATTTGCTGTACCAATAGAACCAGCACCAGAAGCCGCGCCATTGCCGCCACCTCCCGCACCACCCGCACCCGCAGTCCCGCCACTTGTACCACCGCCACCGCCACCACCGTAAGTGACAGATGAACCGCTGAGTAATGAGGCTGTACCTGCACCACCCGCACCACCAACATTAGAAACTCCATTAGAGCCTACCGCACTTGCGCCGCCACCACCGCCACCGCCAGCCGTTCCAACGGCGGCTGAAGTACCGCCAGCAAACCCTTGTCCAGACGTTCCAGTGCCAGCGCTACCGCCAGCGTTAGCGCCCGCTGCGCCACCGCCAGAACCGCCAGCACCCCCTGATGCGCCAGCGCCATTGTTACCCCCGCCCTTACCACCACCAGTGGCAGTGATTGAGTTAAATACAGAATTACCGCCTATAGTCACAGCCGCACCACCAGCGCCCACTGTTACCGTATATGTTGTGCCAGCAGTAACGGATAGTGCAGTACCAGTTAGAAATCCTCCTGCCCCGCCACCACCAGCAAAATCAGTACCGCCACCTCCACCTCCAGCAACAACCAAATAATCTACGCTACTTACACCAGTAGGACAACTCCAAGAACCAGTCGCAAGGAACGATTCAATGACGGTGTATCTACCACCACCACCAGCAAGGAAGAAGTTTTTTGCGGCAAACATTATGGTGTGTATCCTTGTGCAATAGAACCGTACCAGTTTGTTCCATCAGCAACAAAAGTCAGAATATCCATCTTGCCAGCGGTTGCCGTGATTGTTGGTGCGCCAGCCGAACCAAACTTCACAGATGTAAATGTTGCTGTGCCGTTGCCTGTGGCTGCCGCTTGCTTAAGCAAAAGAATAAATGATTTACCAGCAGTAGCTGTTGGCATGGTGAATGTGCAAGCAGTTGATGCTGTTAAGGTTGCGGTTTGCACAGTGCCGCTGGTCAATGACAATGTACTTGAGCTTGTAACTGTACCAATTGCAACTACGCCCTCGGTGTAGTTGTTTACGCTTGGATTGGTCAGTGTTTTATTGGTTAATGTCTCTGATCCGGCAAGTGTTGCTAATGTTCCAGTAGTTGGGAATGTGACATTTGTAGTTCCGGTCAATGTTCTGGTGTATGCAAAATTTCCAGATGAAGTGACGGTAGCAGCATCATTGTTTGCTATGCCACTACCGCCCTTGCTTGACTTTAATGCAGGCCCAGTAGTAAACAATGCATCAATTAAATCTAGGTCTGTATTGACCTTAGTTCCCCATGTGTCTGTTGACGCGCCTACCTCTGGCTTTGTGAGCAATAGGTTTGTTGTGGTGGTATCTGCCATTCTTAATCCCCTTTTACGCGGCTTCTTGCCAAGTGATTGAATTGTCTGCTAAATCTGTCCAGTTTTCTGAGGTGTCTGAAACTGGTGTCCAACTTTCGGATGTGTTTGGAATTGCGCCCCAACCGTATCCAACTATTGTTCCAACTGATCCAGCCAGTTCAACGCCAGTTATCCCTATGGATATGACATTTGATGCAGTGCCTACAGCGCCAGTTCCCTCAATTCCGGTAATTGCTTGGAACGATATAACCTCTGCGCTCACAGTGCCTACAGCACCGGTTGCAGCATTGCCGGTGATAATTGGAGAGACTAGGACTGAGTTGACTTCGCCAGTGGCTGCATTGCCAGTTACAGCAACAGATACAGTCAATGCGACTGTGCCTACATTGCCTGTGGCAATGTTGCCATCCTCTTGGATCGAGATGTTCTCTAGTAAGTCACCAACAGCACCAGTGGAAGCATTTCCACTGATTGCAGTATTTGTTTTGCCGTAAATGCCTAATCCATAACCGCCAGAACCATAAGTTCCAGACAATATTGGATATTTGCCTACACCATACGCGCCAGAACCATAAGCAGCCATGCCGCTGCTCCTCGGTTAAGCCAACCGGATTAAACCGGTGCTTGCGTCATTGGTAGGCATGGTCAAGGTGAACGTGCCTGCGGTCACAGTCTGACTGCCAAATGTATGCACGCTAACCGCTTTGTTTGATTGAGTTGAGTTATAGATCAAAACACAATCAAAGGCCGTAGACAATGTCACAGCAGAATAACTGATGCTGGCGCTTGGAGTCACGAACGCTGTAGTGCCGCTGGTGCTTGGCGCAGTGCCAAATGTCACCGTCACGCCGCCTGCGGTGTAGCCTGTGCCTGACACCTCGCCGGTGGCGCTGTAGGCTGTTGTGGCGGCGCTGACAGTGGCAGAGGCCAAGTACAAGGCAGCCTTAAAAGTATCTGCTGTAGTCGCAGCGCGAATCACGCCAGTGCCAAAATTGTGATGACCGACAAGCAGTTCACCTTTAAAACTTGTACACATTGCCTGAGTATTTGCCATGATCTATTCCTTATCCAATTGCCGCTGCAACGCCATCGGCTGCGACATTTTGTTTCAACAAAACATGGACTGATCTGTGTACCAGTTCGTCATCCAAACGATATTCAACCCAACTGATGATCTCTTTGTCGCTCTCAGTCGAGCCTACAGACTTGTGCAACAAGGACTCATCCATGTCGCCTTTGGTGGTGGTGATCATCATCCGAATGTCCTTGCTCGCGTCAAGATTGCGCCGCCAGAGGTTGAGCCACGGTCATCAGCAATCTGCAATTGCTCTAAGCCAGCAGCATATAACGATGACCACACGCTGATTCTCGCATCATCCTGTAGGTAAGGCGCAGCCTGTAAAAGCGCACCGTACAGGTAAACGTCCGGCGCTTGAGTCAACAGAAAATTGGTTGCAACGGTCGATGACAACTTAGTCAACTTGGCGTAGTAAACCAATTCAGCGGTGTACTCGCCATCAGGTATCGGCAACAGTCTGAATTGATTACCCACCACGCTGAAATACAACGGCTTGC